TAGTGGCTCCGATTTTGCAGGAGTATTTTGGGGCGACTCTCAAACGCGCGTATGGCCGTAATACTTGCGACATGCCTGATGGCTCACGATGGCTTGTAAAAGCTGCAACACCCTCAGCAGGTATGGGTTTATCGGCAGACTTCATCTGGGTGGACGAGGTGTACGCAGTTGAGGACAACGTGCTTGCCCATTCTCTTAGGCCAACTATGAAGGCACGCAACATGCGCACAGCTGGTGGCTCACCGATCATGTTGATGACTTCGACTGCCGGCACTGAGGCTTCAGTTGCGATGTTGCGCTACCGAGAACAAGGTTTACAGCTCATTGATGATAAACGCCAGGGGCAGTTTTACTTTGCTGAATGGTCGCCACCCCCAGGTGTTGACGTTATGGATACACGCTGGTGGGGCTGGGCTAACCCAGCGCTCGGTGTCACCCTCGAGTTGGAGTCTTTACTTGCCGATGCTGAACACCCAGACCGATCTAGTTTCTTGCGTGGCTCACTCAACCAGTTTGTCAATGCCGATGCATGCTGGTTGCAACCTGGCGAATGGGAGCAGTGCCTCTCTGATATACCTGGGCCCGAGGGAGGCTGGATAGCCGTGGACACCAGCATCGATGGCTCTCGCTACTCGGCTGTTCGCGCAGCCGTTGATGACGTAGGGGTTGCCCACATCACAGTTGAGTTTGTAGTTGGCTCACTGCCCGAGATGCAACAGGCACTACTCAAAGCCTGTGAAAACCCCTCGATCATGTTGGCTGTTACACCACCCTTAGAAAACCATGTGCCCCTGTCTTTAGAGAGGCGTAAAAAAGTTGTTGGCTATGGCGAACTTATGCGCTACACATCACTAGTCAAGGGCATGATCAATGACGGCAGACTTGTGCACCAGGGGCAACAAAACCTTGCTGAACAAATGAATCGAGCAGTTGCAGTCACCCAGCAAAACTCACTGGTGATTAGCAGTAAGCGTTCACCTGGCCCTGTCGAGCTGGCACGCCTTACCATTTTTGCAGCTGCTTTAGCGTCCCGACCAAAACAAGGTGGTAAGCCCATGCTCGTTGTGGTAAATCGCTAAGATTAGTTTTGGTGCTGCTCTGGGCTTTCTGTCGGGAATTGCCTGGGGCAGTGCCACCCCCCACCTAGAAAATGTGAGATAATCCGAACATGGCGCTATTTAACCGAGTAAATAAAGCAGCAATCTCACCTGCACCAGCGAAGGCTGCAGCCTCTGGTGGGTACTCACCTAACCAGGCTGGCGTGAATCTCATCGGCCAGTACTACACATACCTTGAAGGCCCAGCACGCAACAGGGCTATGAGCGTGGCAACCATCTCGCGCGCACGTGATCTTATGGCCTCGGTCATTGCTTGTATGCCTCTCAAGATGTATAACGAAATGTGGAATGGTGATGAAATGGAGCAAGTAAACATTGCCCCACGCACCTGGCTACGCCAACCCGACCCGAGCGTTACTTACCCATTCCTTATGGCGTGGACATTTGACGACTTGTTCTTTTATGGCCGTGCTTTTTGGTATATCACAGCACGCACCCAAGACGGATACCCAACAGCTTTTACACGTTTACCAGCAGGCTCGATTACCACCACCGATCAAGATGGCCCTGTGTGGTTTGCCCCATCGAAGCAGGTTTATTTTCAGGGCAACATGCTTGACCCTAAAGACCTGGTGCAATTTCTTAGCCCAGTGCAAGGCATTGTTTACATGTCTGAGCAAACCGTTGCAACAGCTTTGAAACTTGAGGCTGCACGTTATCGAAATGCAGAATCGTCAATACCTGCTGGTGTTTTGAAGCAAACAGGTGGTGAGCCTTTGAGCGCCACCGAGCTTGCTGATCTAGCGTCAGCGTTCAACGCTGCACGCGCCACCAATCAGACAGCTGCACTCAACGAGTTTTTGAGCTACACCGAGACAACAGCAACCCCCGACAAAATGCTCCTAATCGATGCAGCCAACTACCAGGCTCTTGAGTGTGCACGTCTTACAAATGTGCCCCCATACCTCGTGGGAGTCAGTACAGGCTCGTACTCGTATCAATCCTCAGAGCAAGCTCGAGCTGACCTTTACATCTTTGGTGTCAAGGCCTACGCCGACTGCATCGCAGCAACACTTAGCCAAAACAACGTGCTACCTAGAGGAACTTATGTAAAGTTTGATGCAGATGAATACCTCATCGAGAATTACGCAGCCGACAAAATGGACAGCCCCGACATGCCCCAAGAAAACACCCAAGAGGAATTAGCATGATCAGGTTTAACGCCACAGCAATAAGCATCGATGCAGCAGCAGCCGATGGCACCCCACGCCGAACCATCACCGGTATTGCAGCGCCATACAACGTGGTAGCCACAGTCAATGACGGCACCGAAGTTATGTTTGCCCCAGGCTCACTACCTGTAGATGGCAAAAACCCCAAGCTGTACATGTACCACGACAGCACCCAAGCCATTGGCATTGTCACGGCACGCGAGGACACCCCAGACGGCATGCTTTTTACAGCAAAAATCAGCACCACAGCGTTAGGTGATGAGGCACTTGTTTTAGCAGCCGATGGCGTGCTCGATTCAGTAAGCGTTGGCGTAAATCCAACCGAGTTTGAGATTGACCAAAACGGCGTAATGATCGTAACTGCAGCAAACTGGTTAGAGCTCTCATTAGTGCCACAGCCAGCGTTCGCAGGTGCTACCATCACAGATGTAGCAGCAAGTATCCCCACATCAGATGAGGAAATGAGCGATAATACAAAAGAGGAAGCCGACACTCCTGAACCCCTAGAGCCACAGGAGAACCCAGTGTCAGAAACACCAGCCCCAGAAGTAATCGAAGCATCATCAGTTTTTGCTCAGCCTAAGCGCGAGTTTGCTATGCCATCAGCATCAGAAGTGCTCGCTGCATACCACATCGGTGGCGACACCTACGCCAAAGTAAATGACGCTTTTATGCAAGCACAGCGCCGTAACCAAACAGCATTGCAGGCTGCAGCTGGCGACATTGTTACAGGTGACACTTTAGGGCTCCTGAACCTCAACGTGCTCGGACCTCTCTTTCAGGATCTAAACTTCGTGAGGCCTGTCGTTTCAGCATTTGGCGCTCGCGCGATGCCAGCGTCACCATCTCGCCAGTTCGTGAGACCCACCATCACAACTCATACGTCAGCAGCCGTACAGGCAAACCAACTTGATGCAGTATCAGCTACCACAATGGTTATTGCTGCAAACACAGTTACTAAACAAACTGTTGCTGGCCAAGTCACGCTTTCACAGCAAGACATTGACTTTACAGACCCGAGCGCTTTGCAACTCGTATTGAATGACCTCAGTGGACAGGTGCTCATCAAAACGGACGACATCGCAGCCGATGCACTTGTTGCTGGTAAAACAGCATCAGGCTCGACTTGGACAGTAACGGCAGCAGACCCAACCACATTGATTAGCGCACTGTATGACGCAGCACGCGAAATCGCTGAGGACAGCAACTACTTCCCAACTCACTTGTGCGTGTCACCAGATGTATGGGAATTGCTTGGCCGTCAAACCGATGCAGACAAGCGTCCGTTGTTTGGTTACAACGCCAACGGCATGATGACCACAAACTCAATCGGCAATGTTTCAGGCATGCAATACACCAGCATGAACGTGCTCGGCCTCACTGTTGTAGTTGATAACAACTTTGCAGCTGGAACCATGCTTGTGGTTTACGCGCCAGGCTTCGAGATTTACGAATCTGGAGCTACTTTGCAGAGTTTCGAAAACCCATCTACATTGGGCCGTACGCTTTCAATTCACCAGTACTTCGCCACATTTGTTGCAAAATCAAGCTTCATTCAAGGCATCGTAGTCGCCTAACCCGAAAGGCGATAGCCAATCATGGCTACATACTCAGTCATCTTTCATCAGCGTCTAAATGATTACGCTGTTGTGCAAACACTTGAGGCAACCGACATTGCCATCGGTGAATCAATAACCATTGCTGGTGTAGGGCATCAGCTCAACGGCACACACACTGTTTACGCATTGCCTCAATACCTTTTTGTAGGTGTAAGCGATGAAGGCGACATACAACTTGACGCAAACGAGCCGATACCTAACCAGGTTATGTTTTATGACGCTGATGGTGATCTAGAACGCTCTGCAGCAATCCCACCTGGCACCCTGACCTATACGCAAACATGCACGTGGGTATCGAGTGCCAATGTGCAGTTATGGCTCGGACTACCCAGCCCACTTAGCGCCGATGAGACAACCTTTCTTGCGCAGTGCGTTTCTGCCGGTAACCAGGTCGCCTATCGGCGTAGGCAAGAGGCAGGCTATTTTGACAGCCTTAGCACTAGCCCATCTGGCGATTGCACCCTCGGCACCATAATGCTGGCTGGAGCGTATTTTAGACAGCGTGGCAGTATCGATCAGTTTGCAAGCTTTGACGCTATGGGCCAAGCAATCACCACCAATGCGTTCACACCAATGGTGAAACAGTTGCTAG